TGGCGCGGCTTCGGTTGGAAAGATGGCGCCGAAGATATTGAACGCTTCCGCCGGTCATTGTTTGATGGCGAAGTGAAGGTTGTTCCTTCGCTTTTGCTGCGCTCTGCATTCGCTGACGCGATCACTTTGATTGACCCGGCGGGCAATCACAAGCTCGCCAAAGCCCGAAGCCTTGGCCGTATCGACGCGGCGGCAGCGGCAATCCTCGCCATTGCCGAAGGCGCCCGCCGCATGGCTCGCCCTGCTAAGAAAGCGAGGGCGCCGCAATGGGTCTAGGACGTTTCAAGCGTGTCGGACGCGCCATCTATAAAACCGAAGCGTGGAAAGCCGTCCGCCTGCTGGCAAAGCGCCGCGATGGCTGGGCGTGCGTGAAGTGCGGCGCAAAAGGCCGGATCGAGGTTGACCATATCACGCCGCTGCGAGATGGCGGCGCCCCCTTTGAGCTGGGCAATCTGCAATGCCTTTGCCCCACCTGCCATGCCCGGAAAACCCGGCTGGAAATCGGCCTTGGCCGTGAAGACCCCGAGCGTGACGCTTGGAAAAACTTGCTGCGAGATATGCAGCGCAACCCTTCGAGCAATGAGGAAAAACCATGCTTGAGTCCGTAAAAATCCAGCGTCGGCAATCTGAGATTCGCCAGTCGCTTTCTGAACTGGCCGGGAAGGCCGAACCGTCTGCGGAGGAAATCCGTTCGATGGAAAATCTCGATGCGGAATATCGCACCAATGAAACGCGCTACCGGGCCGCTCTGACGGCGGAAGATGGCGAGCGCCGGGAGGCCGGGGCCGAACTTGAAACCCGCTCTGAGCGCGAATTTGCCGATCTGGTTGCGGGCTTTGAAATGCGGCAGGTTGTGCTGGCGCTTGATGAGGGCCGCAGCCTGACGGGGCAGACGGCAGAGGTTGTGCAGGAACTGCGCAGCGCTGGCGGCTATCGCGGTATGCCGGTGCCTCTGATGGCCTTTGAGGTCCGGGCCGGTGAAACGATTGCCAGCGGCACGCCTGATCCTATCCAGACCCGGCCAATCATTGACCGCCTGTTCCCCGGCTCTGTCGCGGCGCAGATGGGCGCGCAGCTTATCCAGATTGGCAGCGGCGCCGTTGAATGGCCTGTCACCACGTCTGCCGTGACGGCGGGATGGGCTGCAACTGAGCTGGGCAACGTGCCCGGTCCAACGGCTTATGCCACCACTGACAAGGCTTTGAAGCCGGATCACAATCTGGGCATTCATATGCGGGTGTCCCGCAAGGCGATGCTGCAATCCGGCGCAGCGCTTGAGCAAGCCATTCGCCGCGACATGAGCGGCACGATGGCAGCCGAATTGGACAAGGCAATCTTCCGGGGCACTGGCGCCGATGGTCAGCCGCTGGGGATTATTCCGGGTGTTGCCACTTATGGGATCACGTCAACCGATGCTGGCGGGCAGGCATCCTGGGCCGCGCTTCGGGCAGCCGTGGTGCGGTTCATGGCGGCCAATGCGGCGGCAGGCCCCGGCGCGGTGCGCGCCCTTGTCCGGCCTGAGCTTTGGGACTTCCTTGATGGTGTGGAATCCTTTGACGGAACCGGCATCACGGAATGGCAGCGGGTCACGGCGCAGCTTGGCGAAGTGGTGCAGACCACGAATGCGCTGCCCGCACCGGCTGGCGGCCCGCCGCTGGAAACCTCTGTCTTGCTGACCACGAATGCGGGCGGCGTTGCGCCTGTCTTTGTCGGCCTCTGGGGCGCAGTTGATCTGATCCGTGATCCGTATTCGGATGCTCAAAGCGGTGGCCTTCGCCTGACTGCCCTGACCACGGCAGACGTGACCGTTGCGCGTGGTTCCCAGCTTCAACTTGTGACCGGCCTTGAGCTGGAAGTGGATGACGGCGAATGATGGACGGCCCCGTATATAGCGCGGGGCTTGAGCTTCGGGCGGCGGGGGATGGTTCCCGCCGCCTGAGCGGCAAGTTTCCGTACATGAGCCTTGCCGTGATTGATTCCGGCGGCCAAGGGCGCAGGCCGAAGAAAGAGCAATTCGCGGAAGGCGCTTTCAGTTACGCGCTGGAAGATGCCGAGCGTGAAATCCATGTTCTGATTGGCCATAGCTTTGACCGTCCGCTTGCCAGCCGGAAGGCAAAAACGCTGACGCTTCGGGATACAAAAGAGGCTCTGGCATTCGAGGCAATCCTTACGCCGGAAATTCTGGAAACGAGCTGGGCAAAGGATTTTATCGCGGCCTTCGGGGCTGGGCTTGTTGGCGGCGTCTCGCCCGGTTTCCGTGTGGCGCCTATCGAGGACGCTGAGGCGACAACAGAAGAAAATCCCCGGCAGGGCAAAGCCCTTATCCGCACGATCCGGGCAGCGATCCTGTTTGAACTTAGCCTTGTGACGCGCCCGGCCTATCATGAAACCGATCTGGCCTTGCGCAATTTCCAGCCGCCCGCGCGCGGCATCATCCATCCTTTGAACAGGTGGCGGCCATGACCGATGCGATCACGCAATTTGAGGGGCAGCCGGAATCTTGGCCGGAAGTGTCCGGCGTCACGGGCGATCTGCTGGCGGTCTGCTGGCAACGGGTAGAGCATCATATCGGGCGGCGCTACGCGGCCCGTCAGGTTGTCTGGACCCTGACCACATGCGGCGGGGAATGGGTGCCGCCACTCTCTCCCGTCACGCTTATTGAAGACGCCTTCCGCTGGCAGGATGGCGACTGGCAATCCGTCACCCTGAAGCGCGGCCCGTTCGGCTGGATACTGCCTGCGGGCAATGTCCAGATTGACGCCACTGTGGGCGGCGGTCCCGTGCCTGCGGCAGTGGCTGAAGCGATCAAGCGGCTTGCGGATTATCTGTCTGCTGAGAGCCTGGCCCCCTCTGGCGCCCGGTCCTATTCGGCCAATGTCGGGCAGCTTTCGGAAACCGTTTCGATGATGCCTAATCATATGGCGCGGGCACTGCAAAACTCTGGCGCGGCCGATCTGCTGCGCCCGTATCGGAGGGCCTGACATGGGCGTTGTTGATCTGATCCGGCGAATTATTCCGCCCGCCAAGGAAACCCGCTCAAGCGGCACCGGCTTCACGGCGCAGCTTATGGGCGCGCGGCAGGCTTACATTGCGGGCGTCTCTGGCGTTGGGGAGCTGACCGCGACCGTGCAAGGTTGCGTCACGCTTTGGGAAGGCGGCTTGAGCCTTGCCCATGTCGAGGGCGCCCCTTTGCTGGACCGGCATAGCATGGCCATTGCAGCGCGCTCGCTGGCGCTCCGCGGCGAATGTGTTTTCCTGATTGGCGACCGGCTCATTCCGGCGGTGGATTGGGAACTGAGCACACGGCGCGGCGCCCCTAGGGCTTACCGGCTTTCGCTGCCTGAAGCGGGCGGCAACACAACGGAAACCGCACTGGCGGCAGAGGTGCTGCACTTTCGCACTGCGCCCGATCCGGCGGCCCCTTGGAATGGGCAGGCCCCACTGCGCCGGTCCAGTCTGACGGCGGGCCTCTTGCAGACAATCGAGGCCGCATTGGCAGAAGTCTATGGCAACGCTCCGATGGGCAGCCAAGTTGTGCCGTTTCCTGAAAGCGGCGAAGTGGATCTTGAGACCCTGGGGGCGGGCTTCCGTGGCCGCAGGGGCCGAGTGCTGGTGCGGGAATCCGTCAACGTCTCTGCCGCTGGCGGTCCCGCCCCGGCGCAAGATTGGAAACCGCAGGACGTGACCCCAGACCTTCGGGGCATGGTGCCTGCTGAGATGCTGGCAGCCTCGCGGCAGGCGATCTGCAATGCCTTCGGTGTGCTGCCCGGGCTGTTCATTGGTGAGGCGCAGGGACCGCTTGTGCGCGAGGCGCAGAGGCATCTGGCGCAATGGGTGCTGCAACCGCTCGCCATGCAGATGGCAGAGGAAGCATCGGCCAAGTTGGGCGGGCCGGTGATGATTGATGTGATGCGACCGCTTCAAGCGTTTGATTCGGGCAACCGGGCACGCTCTGCCGGGGTGATCATTTCCGCTCTGGCCGAAGCCAAGGCCGCAGGGCTGGACCCGGCGCAGGTTGATATGGCACTATCACTCGTCAACTGGGGAGTGAATGATGGCGCAGCATGAATTGAAGCCGGGCGATCTGGTGGCGCTGAAATCTGGCGGGCCGGTGATGACCCTTGCCGGAAAAGACGAAGGCGATGAAACCGGGGTGCGCTGCTTCTGGTTTGTCGGGGGTGACCACCGGGTTGCAGTGTTTCCAGAAGCTACCCTTGAACCGGCCCGCCGTCCCTCCGGGACTGTTGTTGCCGGGTTGAGATAGATTGTTGGAAGCGCTGGGGCTGATCTCCCTCTAGCGTTTCAACAATCGCCGCAGTGTGGGTTTCTGTGGCGTGATCAAAACCGGAGCAGTGCTTCGGATGATCTGGGGCTAGGGTGCGGGATGCTTCCCGGCCTTTGCTGGTCTTGCCGCCGCACCTACGCTTGCGGCGTCGGGTCCGTCTGCGCTCGCCCGGCTAGGATAATTTGCTCCAACTTTCCTGCGGCGTAGAGGATTGCCCCCAGCAGGAAGAAGAAAGACGAACCAGCAGCAAGCGATAATCCAAGGAACTGACCTTGTGCGCTTTTCATGGTGTCATCTGACATATCGGCAATCATCTTTTCGTGCTGAATCCGATCATAATCGCACTCGCGGTACTCAAACCCGCCACGCATCGCAGCAGTTTTTGCTGCCTCGCAGGCATCCAAGGCCATTTGCGAATACCTGATGCGCGTGTCAGCCTGACTGGAGGAGTAGCCTGAGTCCGATGTAGCGGTGCCGACAATAAAGAGCCCGCCTATAAGCATCAGTGCGCCAATCCAAAGTAGCGCTATGCCGAAGCCTTTCAC